ACCGACTGGTCGCACCAGTGGTTCTGGGACGGCGGCGACCTGCTCGACCCGGAGGCCGAGTCCAAGGCCCTCGACAACCTGCTGGCCGTCAACGGCACCACCCTGGCCGACTGGTACGCCCGCAAGGGCCAGGACTGGCAGGCCAAGCTGCGCCAGCGCGCCCGCGAGATCAAGCTGGCTGCTGACCTCGGCATCACCCAGGCAGCGACGCCTGCCAAGTCCCAGGCCGCCCCATGACCCTCGCCGAACTCCTTACCCGCCTGCGCACCGCCCGCCGTTCCGTCGACTTCGCCGACGGCCAGCTGTCGGCCGCGTGGCGTGGCGGCGATGGCTCTGCCGAACTGACCGCCGCCGCCGAGGGCAGCCTGCCCGGCTTCACCCTGCGCGCCTACAACGGCGGCCTGCTGCAGATCGGCTGGGGCTACCCCGTCGTGGTCGATCTCGCCGGCATGCAGGTGACGAAGAAGTCCCGCCCGATCTTCCGCGACCACAGCCCGGCCAAGGTCGTCGGCCACAGCACCGACATCACCATCGACGCGCGCAAGCTGACCGTTGCCGGCATCGTCAGCGGCACCGGCCCCGATGCGGTCGAGGTGGTCGCCAACGCCAAAAATGGCTTCCCCTGGCAGGCCAGCATCGGCTGCAGCGTGCTGAAGGCGCAGTTCATCGAGGACAAGCAGAGCGTCGAGGCGAACGGCAAGACCTGGAAGGGCCCGGTCTACCTCGTCACCGCCTGCGTCCTCAACGAAGTTTCCTTCGTCGCCCTCGGCGGCGATGACACCACCTCCGCGCTGGTTGCCAGCGCAACCACCGAATCAACCCCCACCAAGGATCCGTCCATGCACCCCGACTTCATCAAGTGGCTCGAAGCCAAGGGCTTCGACTCCAAGACCATCACCGCCGCCCAGCAGACCTCGCTCGAGGCCGCCTGGAAGGCCGAGGTCGCCGCGGCCAAGCCGCCCGTCGCCGATCAGGCCAAGCCGCCCGTCGCCGGCCCGGCCGACGACGCCGCGCCCGAGAAGGCCCTGACCGACCGCCTGCGCGCCGCCGCCGCCGCCGAGACCGAGCGCCTCGCCGCGATCCACACCGCCGCCGCCGGCGACGCCAAGCTGGAGGCCCAGGCCATCCGCGAGGGCTGGTCGGCCGAGAAGACCGAGCTCCAGGCCCTGCGCGCCAACCGCCCGACCGCCCCGGCCGGCATCGTCATCCCCGGCGGCAACGCCTCGCCCAAGGTGATCGAGGCCGCCGCCTGCCTGGCCCTCGGCCTCAAGGGCCAGAGCCTGTCGGCCAGCTTCGACGACCGCACCCTCGAAGCGGCCAGCAAGATGCGCGGCATCGGCCTGCAGGACATCCTGCTGATGGCCGCCGCCGCGGCCGGCTACAGCGTCCGCCCCGGCTGCATCCGCTCGGACCTCGGCGGCGTCCTGCGCGCTGCCTTCTCCAGCGCCGACATCGCCGGCATCCTGTCGAACACCGCCAACAAGTTCATCCTCGACAGCTTCATGGCGGTCGAGCAGGTCTGGCGCCAGATCGCCGCGATCCGCCCGGCCCGCGACTTCAAGACCATGACCAGCTACCGCCTGACCGGCAACCTCCAGTACGAGAAGGTCGGCGCGACCGGCGAGATCAAGCACGGCACGCTCGGCAACGACCCGATGACCAACAAGGTCGACACCCACGCGAAGATGCTGGCCATCTCGCGCCAGGACATGATCAACGATGACCTGGGCGCCCTGCAGAAGATCCCGGCCATGCTCGGCCGCGGCGCTGGCCTCCAGCTGAACGAGGTCTTCTGGACCGAGTTCCTCGCCGACAACACCACGTTCTTCACCCTCGCCCGCGGCAACTATATGGAAGGTGCCGGCACGGTGCTGAACGTCGACCAGCTCACCGCGCTCGAGCTGCTGTTCCTGAACATGCTCGACAGCGACGGCAAGCCCCTCGGCATCACCCCGCGCTTCCTGCTGACCCCGAACGCCCTGAGCGTCAAGGCGGCCGAGATCTGCAACAGCACCGAGGTCCGCGACACCACCGCCAGCACCAAGATCGGCACCAGCAACCCGCACGCGGGCAAGTTCTCCCCGATCCGCTCCAGCTACCTGCACAACGCCAAGATGGGCGGCGGCTACAGCGCCACCGCGTGGTATCTGGTCGCCGACCCGCGCGACCTCGCCGCCATCGAAGTCGCCTTCCTCAACGGCGTCGAGACCCCGACCATCGAATCCAGCGACGTCGACTTCGACACGCTGGGCATCCAGATGCGCGGCTACCACGACTTCGGCGTGAAGAAGCAGGAATACCGCGCGATCGCCAAGTCCAAGGGCGCGGCCTGATCGACCCGGCATAGCCCCGGCCGCCATCGGCCGGGGCGCCACCGCATCCGCTCCACCACCACCCACCATCCAGGAATACTCCCATGCTCGCAGTCAACGTCGCTCGCGGCGACTCCATCCCCTACACCCCGGCGGCCGATCTCTCGGCCGGCGTCCCCGTCTTCCTCGGCGACGTGGTCGGCATCCCGACCTCGCCCATCCTCGCCGGCATCCTCGGCGCGCTGGTCATCACCGGCATCTTCGCCTTCGCCAAGGACGACACCTCCGGCCCGGTGATCGCCGCCGGTGACCCCATCTTCTGGGACGCCGCCAACAGCCAGGCGACCAACCTGGGCGCCGCCGGCTTCAAGCGCCTCGGCACCGCCACCGAGGCGGCCGGCGCCTCGACCGCCCTGGTCAACGTCCGCATCAACGACGGCGTGCAGGTGCCCGCCGCGCTCCAGAACAAGGTCTGGGAAGAGGTCACCGGCAACAAGACCCTCGACGCCGAAGACGTCGGCAAGGTCATGCTGGTCACCGCCGACGCGGCCGTGATCACCCTGCCGGCCACCGCCGCGAAGATGGCCTTCACGATCGCCAACGGCGGCGCCAACGGCGCGGTCGGCCTCTCGGTCAGCCCGGCCGCGGCCGACAAGATCATGGGCGCCGATCTCGCCGGCGTCGACAACAAGGACCGCATCAACACCAAGGCCACCGCCAAGCGCCTGGACTTCATCGCCATCTTCGGCGACGCGGTCGACGGCTACGTGGTCGAGGCCGAGCGCGGCACCTGGGCAGCCGAAGCCTGATCGGTAGCACATGCCCGACCTCCTGCAGACCGGCGCCGCCTGGCTGCACGCCAAGCTGTCGGCCAGCGCCTCGCATCCGGTCACCTACCGGCGAGGCGCGCAGGAGGTCGAGGCCGCGGCCACCATAGGCCGCACCCTGTTCCGTGTTGATGACGGCGGCATGCCTCTGCGGGTCGAGACCCGCGACTTCATGGTGGATGCCGCCGCCATCGCCCTCTTCGGCATCCCCGAGAAGGCCGACCAGATCAGCGAGACCATCGACGGCACCACCGTCATCTACGAGGTCTTCGCCCCCGGCGGCGAACCCGAGTGGCGCTGGTCCGGCCCCGAGCGCACCCGCTTCCGCATCCACACCCAACGGATCTCCGAACAAGCATGAGCAGCATCATCGCGATCAGCGATGCCCTTGTGGCCCTGCTCACCACCGGCAATGGCGCCGGCTGGTTCCCGATGCCCATCGACACCATCGAACGGCGCTGGGCCCCGGACTTCGAGATCCACCAGGTCGCCAGCCTGCGCTGCTCGGTCGTTCCGCGCACCGAGACCCGCACCCGCTTCACCCGCATCGGCGACGACTTCAGCCCGATCATCGACATCGGCCTGATGCGCCACCTGCCCGCCACCGCCAACACCTCCACCGACGTCGACCCCTACGCCGTGATGGCGCAGACGGTCGCCGACATCATCGCCCGCGACCAACTGCCCGTGGCCGGCGTCAAGCTCTCCACCGTCGCCCTGGAACCGATCATCGACCAGGAACGGCTGATGTCGAATCGCTGCGTCTTCTCGCTGATCAGCACCACCTGGCGCTATATCGCTGACGCCCGCGTGCCCCTGCCGGCGGTGCCATGACCGCCACCATCGGCTACGAATCGATCCTGCTGTGGGGCACCACCATCGACAGCATGGCGGTGCTCCCCAACGTCCGCGACCTGAATGTGGCGCTGTCATGCGACGCCAAGGACATGACCCCCAATGCGGCCGGCGGCTGGCGCACCAGCACTCACGGCCTGCGCGACGCCGAGATCACCTTCAGCCTGATCTGGGACAACACCGACGCCGGCTTGCAGGCGATCCGCGACGCCTACCTGAACGACAGCACCATCGTGCTGTGGGTCGCCGGCAGCATCGCTGCCGCCTGCGTCGTCACCGACTTCTCTCGAGACGAGCGGATCACCGACGCCATCGCCGTCCGCGTCACCGCCAAGCCCACGCTGTCCGACCTCGATCCCGGCTGGCTGGAAGACCTCATCGATGGCGACGTGGGCGGCTTCGTCGTGGACGACATCACCGGCGACAACGTGAAGGTAGCCGCATGACCACGGTCGCCTCAGCTACTCCCGCCGCCAACCGTGTACCCAAGGCCCTGGGCACCGGCAAGCTCACCGCCGGATGGCTGACCGCCGCCGTCCTGCTGACCGACCTTGGCCTGGGCGCCGGCGTCGCTGGCGACCTGCTCTACGGCAGCGGAGCGAACACCCTGGCCCGCCTCGGCATCGGCTCCGCCGGCCGGCTGCTGGTCGCCGGGGCCAGCGCGCCTGAGTGGTCGAGCAAGCTGGCGGAAGGCACGATCACCGGGCTGATGACGTTCAGCAAGACCGGCAGCACGGCGCGGGAGATGACGTTCCCTGATGCGGCTATTGTCGTCGCCGGTTCGGCGTCTGCGCTGACGAGCGGTCGCGTCCCATTCGTCCTCACGTCCGGGTTGCTAGCGGACAGTTCTGAGTGGACGCGAGCTGCAAGCAGTGGCGGATATTATATTTCTCACATTCCAACCGCAGACGGTACGGGCACCGCCTACTCGTCATACGACCAGCTCAACAGCAACCCGACAGGAGACAATACCGGGACCATTCAGGGCTCCTACATGGAGGCCCGTTCAACGGCTGGGAACGCAGCGAATTATTCGTCAACCACATGGGGCATAACTGGATTCCTTGGAGTCGCGCAGCATTACGGCAGCGGCACGGCGGCTTCCGTCATTGGTGGCGGCTTTGGACCAGTTGCGCGGCCCGGCTGTGGTGTAGTGGCGAAGCTCGCCGGCCTCAAGACGCTAATTCAGAATCTACATACGACGCAGGCTGTGACGCTCGGCATCGGCGTTGATATTGCCACCCCGTCAAACGCAGGTGGCAACTACGTTACCTACAAGGCCATCAGCATCGCGGCAACGGCGGTCGGCACGACCAACTGTATCGGCATCGACATCGGCGCGATGACCGGGACCGGGGCATATGCGATCCGCACCAGCACCGGGGCCGTGCTGTTTGGCGATCAAGTCACCGCCCCCAACGGCACCGCCGCCGCGCCTGGCCTGCGATTGACAACCGAGGCGAGTGGGCTGTATCGCAACAGCGCAACAAGCCTCGGCATTTCGATTGCCGGGGTAGCCGCACTTGCTCTGGCGGGACCAGGTACTGGATATGGCGGTGGCATCCAACTCAAGACTGCGGTCGATGCTGATTACACCTACATTTACGGCGATCGCACAAATGCTGAGATGCGTTTCAGTGCGGGGAGTTCATCCACGGATGGCGGAGCAATCAGACTTTTTGGCAGCACTCACGCCAACGCGTCGACCGGAAGGCTCTATTCGCACGCGACGCTTGCCCTTACCTGGTCCGCGACCGGACTAACCGCCGCCGTAGCCGCCACCGTGCCCAACGGCACCGCCGCCGCGCCGGGAATCAGGCTGACAAGCGAGGCGCATGGGCTGTACCGCTACAACGCGAGTGCGCTCGGGCTAGCCGCTGCCGGGGTTGCAGTCGGTCGCCTGTATACTCCCGTGGCGTCAACCTATGGCGGATGGTTAGCCTTTGAGAACCCAGCGGGAGATCAACCAGGCGGCATCAGCAACAGCACGACCACTTCGTTTTTGGTGGCGGCTGGAGGATCCTCCTTCTCTGTTGGCGGGCAGTTACGCGCCTACGGCAACGCTCACGCGACCAAGGCTAACTATGTCGAGTTCACCCGTGGCGCGACCATCTCAGCATTCTTCAACGATTCCGGAACCCTGACGCTCAACAGCAAGCTCACCTTTGCAGGCAGCACCAGTGGCTCTGCCTCCATCAAAGTTGCAGCCATCGCCGGTGCACCAGCCGACCTGACTCTTCCGACGACAAGCGGTTCGGCCGGCTATGTGCTGTCCACGGACGGCTCTGGCGTGCTATCGTGGGTGGACGCGCCGACGTACTCGGGCGGTGCGCTCGTATCGACTGGCAAGGTCACCGGCCCGGCCTGCACAACATCAACAGCAAGTTTCAACGCCCCCCATGGCACGGCTCCGACGACACCGGTCAACGGTGACATATGGTCCACGACGGATGGCCTGTTTGCCAGGGTCAATGGTGCCACGAGAGGTATTCGCCTGTTCGATACATCGTATGATGGAATGCTGACGGCATACGGTTCATACGGGCATTCAACATCGAGTGGAGTGGTCAGCATAGATGGTTACATGGCTACACTCGGTGGCAACTCCTACGAGCTGCGCAATGGCCAAACTGCCGGACAGCTGGAGGTTGCCGGCGGATCTGGCTTCGGAGACGGCGGAAGCATTGTTCTCTATGGATCTACAAACGGCACCGCGAGCAAAACTGTCCGCATATACAGCGAAGCGAATATCCGCATAGAGGCCAACGCGACCGGCCTTGGCTTCTTCGCCGCCACGCCGATCGCGAAGCCCACGGTCACCGGATCCCGCGGCGGGAACGCCGCCCTTGCCAGTCTGCTCTCGATGCTGTCGCAGCTGGGCCTGCTCACGGACAGCTCGTCGTAATCACCGACCAGGAACCTACCCATGAAATGCACCATCCGCGATGTCATCGAAGCCCACGCCACCCTGGCCCACCACGGCGGCCTGTCGCTGCCGCCGGCCATGTCGATGCGCTTCGCCCGCCTGACCCGCGCGCTGCGCCAGGAGTCGGAGACCGCCGGCGAGGCCCGCAAGGCGATCGTCGACAAGCACCTGCTGCTGGTCGACGGCAAGCCGGTCGAGATCACCCACCCCGATGGCCGGCAGGATCGCAAGGTGGCCGATCCGGAGGCGTTCCAGGCCGACCTGAAGGCCTTCCTCGACCAGCCGGCCGAGATCCCCGGCGAGCCGTTCAAGCTCGCCGAACTGGGCACCGCGCCGATCCACAGCGACATCCTGGCGGCGCTGCACTTCGCCGTCATCGAGGGCTGACGTGGACCCGGTCGCCATCGCCGCCGCGCACCGCGCCGCCATCGCCGCCCTCGACGCGGCCGGCGAGGCGACCCATGCCGAGGTCCTGCGCGTCCAAGGCACCGAACTGCTGCGCCTCGCCCGCCTCGGCCAGGCCCAGCACCAGGCGCAGGGCCGCGAACCGCAGACCGACCCGGCCAAGGCCGAGACCGAGCCGATCATCCGCAACGCCCGTCACCACGGTTGAGCCATGCCCCGCCACCCCAGCAGCCCTGAGATTCCCGCCGCCGATGGCCATACGCCGGAGTCCTGCCCGCTCGCCGCCGAGCAGCAGGCCGAGAAGGGCCGCCGCGAGGTGGTCGCCTGGATCCTCGGCGCCCTGGCCACCGTCGCCATCGCCGTCAGCAGCTGGGCCCACCTGCGCCTGTGGACCGACAACGACCGCCTGACCAAGCTGGAGACCCAGCGCGAGGTCGAGAAGCAGGCCCTCGAGCAGCGCCTGAACACCATGGAATCGAACCTGTCGCGCCAGATCGGCGAACTGCGCGACCTCGTCCGGAGCAAACCGTGAAGCACGACCCCGCCAAGCTCGCTGCCAATATCGCGGCCTACCGCGCCAAGTACGCCGCTGCGCTGGCTGACATCAACGCCCAGATCGACACCCTCACGGCCAAGCGTGACAAGCTCGCCGCCGAGATCCACGCCGGCCACAAGACCTTCGCTGACGGCCTGATCTT